AACTAATGTGCCTGTGCCTGTTTCATCTGAAACTGCCGTGATTAAATTGGCAGAAGATGGTGTAGCAAGGAAGGCATCCAAGTTTGCGTTCAAGTCGCTTATTTGACTTAGAGTGACTGAAGTTGCGGTGGGAGCGACAGCAGCCCAAGAACTGCCTGTATACACCCTCATCTGGTTAGATGTTGTGTTGAATACAAGGTTACCTGCAACCTGCGCGTCCCCGTCTGGATCAGTAGCTGGATCGCTAGATTGAGCTCCCTGGTATTGATCGGTGAAGGTATCTAAAGCTGAAGCAGCACTTGCAGCCGACCCTGCTGCTGCTGTGGCTGAACTTGCGCTTTCCCCGGCTTTTGTGCTGCTAATAGAAGCTTGTGAAGTGGAGGTCGATGCGCTGCTGGCTGCGTTAGAAGCTGACGTAGCTGCTGAGGTCGCACTTCCTAATATGCCGTCTACATAGCTTTTTCTTGTCAATGTATCGTTACTGGCTGGGTCAGCAGTTGTGGTAATAGCGTTACTGCCTAAAACAATGTCTCCGGTCATTGTGCCACCAGACAATGGCAGTCCTGATGCTGTTTGAGCTAAAACATAAGCCCTGGTCGCTGCATCTTGGGCAGAGGTTGGATCACCCAGGCCAGTAATCTTGTTAGTGCCCATTGCTATGGCACCGGTCATATTTCCACCGGCTAATGGTAATTTACCAGCCAGGCTTGTTGTTACGGTACTGTGGAAACTAGCATCATCATTTAACGCTGCTGCAAGTTCGTTCAAAGTGTCCAGGGATGCTGGGGCACCATCTATTAAATTATTAATAGCAGTCGTTACAAAGTTTTTCGTTGCTGCATCTGTTCCAGCAACTGGTTCACCAATATCTGTTAACCTGGCTGTGTTAAAATCTACCGTACCGGTTAAAGCTAAATTATGTAAACTGGTGGTTCCAGAACTTGCTGTAACATTTCCAGTCACATCGCCTGCTACATTACCTGTTAAATTTCCTTGGACATTACCGGTAAGATTGCCTGTAACATTTCCGGTCAGTCCACCAACAAATCCAGTGTTAGCTGTGATAGAAGTTCCTGTGATGGCTAATGGTGAACTCCCACCGATAACAGAACCATTTATGGTGCCTCCAGAAATAACAGCGTTAGAAGCTGATAGTGTGCCAGTGGCGTTCAGGTTTGCGGAAACGGTGACAGTCGCAGACGTCAAAGAGGTTGGGTTAGTCCCAATTTCTATGATCTGGGCAGAATCATCTTCGGTAAAAAGCCTTTTATCTGCAACGTTAACTGCAAGTTCGCCCTGGACCAAATCTGAGGCCGTGGGGACAGCAGAAGCTGTTGCGCTATTTTTCGTAATTATTACGGTCATGTCGCAAACTCCTAAAGTTTAAAAAAACAAAGGGGGGATTTCTCCCCCCAACGTTTATTAGGCGTTTACAATTATGTTGAAGATGTTGGCATCACGATAAGCCTTCGTTCCAAAAACAACATCGCTTGTTACTAGATCAGAAAGCCACTCTTGCTTATATTGAGTTTGCGTTCTGATGTCACGCTGCATAGAAAGGATAATGTCATCTTTGTGCATCAACATTGCTGCCTTCAACTCACCACCGGCTGAATTTTCAGAAGCAGTTTCTGTAACGTGGGTGTTAGTAGTGACATACAAAGGGATGCCATAAATTTCACCAATCTTAGCATTGTCAACTGCGCGTCCTGATACAAAATCAGACGATACATAACGATCGATACCAAGCATCGTTGACTTCATGCTGGGAGGCATAATCAAAGCACGATTATCATAAGGAACGTCCAGATCATCTTGCTTCTGAATCATTGCCCGAATGAATACGTCGTTAACGACATCTGCTGTTGTTACAGTATCAACTGCGTAAGCAGTTATGCCATTCGTTGCATCGTTGAAGAACGAATTGGAATTGACCCAAGAAGTGCCATCACCGTCACCGGCAAATTTACCTTCGTGTAAAAGCCTTGAGTCAACTTTCTTACTTAGCTGATAACCAGCGTCTTCTGTGTAGAAAGAGCGTTGACTATCTAACGCTTGCATCTCTGCAAGATCACTTACTAAACGTGAATACTCAAAATGCTGGTCAATGTTGATGCTGATTTGTGAAGCAGTATCATTCTGAATTGTCACTGCTGTGCCTTCTGCGAATGCAGAAGCCGAACCCCTAGTCACGCCAGGAACCCTAATTACGTCACCTTTCTTGCCTATCATTGACATTGCTTTGCAAAGTCCAGCAACTACAATACGGCATTCGTATGCAGCACGAACCTCATTACTAAAAATTTCTGGTATAAAATTCGCCAGGGTTGTTGTGTTACTAGCACCGCCTTGGGCGGGATAAGTTGAAGTAGCCATTGCATTAAATCCTTAAAATAAAGTTAAGAGTTAATGACCCTTCCCTCCTGATAAGCCTTCATTATTTCAGGCATTAAATCAGAATATCGTTTAGGGTCTTTGATCATCATTTCACGGAGATCGCTTGACCTTACTTTCTTTCCCCTTGCAACTTCTGAGCTACCCGAAACATTGCCACTGGATGCAGCCTTGACGGACTCTTTCCTGGTTTTCACCGGTTCAGTTTGAACTTCAGTTTGACTAGATTCTTTAAATCCTTGAAGCAAATCATTTGCAATTTCAAGATCAAAACTTTGATCCATAATCTTAAATGATGCGCGTCTTGTGGGACTCGCAGAAATCCAATCTGTAAAATCTTTACTACCCAAAACGTTTAAGTAATCAGGGTGACTGGCTTCTAAAGACCGTTTTATTTCAGCCATTTTTAACCTGTCCAGTTCAGCTTTCACATTCTTAAGTTCTGGGTTATCAACAATACTTTTGCTGATAGCACCAGCAGGGTCGGAAAAATAATCAAGTTCCTCCTTCGGCTGCTCAGGCTGACTTTTGGCCAATTGCCCTTGGATGAATTTATCTGCTGATTTGAGTGCTGCAATTTCGGCCCTGGTTTCACCTACTTCTGCTGACTGCCGGCCAATAAATTCTTTCTGATCGGCAATCATTTTTTCCAGTTCTTCCCTAGACTTTGCTGCGTACTCACTTTCAACTTTGGGCTGTTCAGGTTCAGAATTTAAACCCTGTTCCAATTCAACCGCACCATCATCTTCAGATTGACTTTTTTCGTTAAGTAACTGTGCTGCCATAACTCCCTCTTCAAGACCTTAATAGGCTACCTTGGTTTAAGACGGGCCGTGGGACTTGGCTTGCCGTCTTTCTTCTTTAATTTTCATTTGACGATTCAATGCCCATCTCCTGGTTGCTGAAGGATAATCTCCAGAAATCGGATCAAGCACCGGACCACCGTATGACACACAACGCATTGCTTTAGCCTCACAAATATCGCAAGGCAAATCACGGACATCAGTTTCAACGAAGGCTTCAAATGTGTGCCCCTGGGGACACCTAAAATCAAACAACCGCTTCATCTTCTATTTCCATGTTTTCCACGCTGTATTGCAGATTCAGTATTGAGTTAATGATATTCAATTGGCCTTTTCTGAAATGAAGATCATTAGTGTCCCTTGCTGCATCTACTGAATTAATGTTTTCGGCATTTGCCGATAAGTCACCGATTAAAGTTTTCCAGCCATCAGTCCGAAACATCTTGAACATTTCTTGCTGATATTTTTCCAACTCTTTAGCAGTTTCTTCCATCAATCCCCCAATAGCTTAAAACTATTATTATATTAGTACAACTATTATTGATTGGTAATATTTTTAGCTGCTGCATTTGCAACTGATTTTTCCTTCACAAACGTTTCAGCCATTTTTAAGGTGTACTTGTCATTTCTGTCCAGGTCATTATCAACTTTGGCCAATGCAGCCAATGAACGGACCCTTTCATTTTCAAGTTCCAATGGAATAGCTTTAGTTTCAGCAGCAATTTTTGCTGCCCTTGCCTCACTCTCCGAACCTTGGCCAGCCATAGCCTTAGTTTGTGCAAGACTGAAGGCCAATTTAGCCTCCAAATCAGCTTTAGCTGCTTCTTGGGCTTCGGGATCTGGCTGTGCAGCCTGGTCAATTAGAGCAATGAGTTCTTCACGGTTGCTAACTTGCATATTTTCGATAATCGCCTTTACTAGCAGAGGGTAAAGTGGTGTATCTTGGCCCATAGTCTGCAATAACTGGACTAGCTGAGTAACTTCGTACTCCCTGGCAACAATGCCTAGTGAACTGGTCACTTCAAAGTCATAATCTTT